CTCAATAAATACCTCAATGCCCCTAGTTTTAATAGTAAAGTCATTTTCCATATTTGAATCAGGATATTTGTCACGAAGAGTATGTGTAATTTTTAGATCGCAGATAATATCGTGTACTCGAGACTCCAATATACTTTCACATACGTGCCCATCTTTACCAATTCTTACAGTTCCCATTGATCTGTTTGGGTGTATTCCTGCTAATAAACATGCATTTCTTACACAACCAAAACGCCGATAGGCCGATGTGCTTGGAAATCCATTCTTATTATTAAGAACGTGGTTTGAGACGGTGCCATACTTTTTATAGCATCGTTTTACTTCAGATATTAGAAACTCATCTGAGTATGGACTATATCGTTTAATGGGTGTGATTATAATCTTATCTGCAGCAGCTTGAATTTGCCTTGCTGTTAATATAGTACCTCTTCTAGCAGAAGAGTCAGATTTATCAAAACCTGCTATTTCTAGTGCAGTTCCCCACGAACCAAAACGATATCTATAAGTGGACTCATGGTAGGGCAACTCGGGATACATTTTTACATCTCTTTTAGTGGGCCGTCTACCATATGTACGTTTAAATAACTTTAAAGCTTCTATGAGCTCATTATCTGTATATTCTTTTTCTGATCCCCAAATACGTTTAGAGTCGAGGATTTGCTTGGTAAATATTGACCAACTACCATAATATTGATAGGCGTACCAAGCTATTCCCTTGTCATTAGTGTACTCCTTAAACTCCTTGATTGTTGGAACCTTATCTAATTTGTTAGAACAGGCTACAAGTAAATTAGCTAGGAGTTCTTTATTGTATCTAGGGTTTTTCATTACATTCCTTTATTAGGTCTACCGACTAATGTTACGTCAAATGGAGGAATTTGATCAGAATAATATGGACTTGCAAGTTCATAGCCCCCGGTATTAGCAGCTGTCCGGGTTTGGCTAGAACCACGAACCATATCAGCTGGTCGTCTGACGTACTTAGCTTCCGTGCTCATGATATCAAATAGGGCTTGCCGATCGAACATTGTGAAGATCATCGCAAAGTAGACAAAATCTATTTATTAATGGTACACACTTCTGCTGTTTTCACAACAGCTTGGACTATATCATCACCCACATATAGTGGGGCCGGACGCTCAAGTTGGTTATTAAGGGGACTATACCCCTCCAATGAGTCTCTGAACCTTCTCTGAGTGTACTCAGAGCTAGGCTGCTGATTGTCATATCCTAATGAGGTCAAGGACTTAGAGTTCCAGCAATTCATCCGATTTACCCAGGGCCGATTCTTCAACCCTGCTATCCCTCGCTTCATATAGTTTTCCCCGATTACTCGAGGTATCGGACTATTCCTTTGATGCCGTTTAGCCACAAGAGGCATAAGCACCACCAGCGTATTATAGTATTCCGACAGTCGCCTCGCAGCCGGCCGTTGAATACTATCCAGAAGATTATCTTCTAAGTCTCTACAGGATTCCAGCGGGGTAACTTGTTTTTGACCGCTGGTCTTACCCACGAGATTGCCCTTTTTGTAGGGTTTCCTCGTTTTGAGCTGGGTTAAGAGGCAAGTTATTATTTACCTCTGGAGTACGAGATGGCATCAGGATTACCCATCACAAACACAGGCCGCACTTCACGATTTACTGACAGAGATAATCCCTGCAGGTTCCCAAGCTCAATATTACCAAAGACGATCTTGATATCTGAACCGGAGAAAGTAGTAAACGTTGATGCTTCTGCATTGTCACTTACGTCAAAAACATTAGGCATAATATTATTACCTCATTATTAGTTAACGCGTTTGTGCCCGTTGGCTCATAAATTGTGGCCCGGGTCTCATTATAGTTATGTCACCCAGAAACAAAAACCCCTGTCGGAGTAGTGTTTCAACCGACAGGGGTTATTTGGGATCCTGAGGAGAGGAGGATCGAGTTCAAATAAGCAATCTCTTATGAGGTTGCTTCAGCTTTTAGTATTACAGGTACCTGAATATCTCTAATCTCGAAGACCGGTACTAATGTCAATGGAATTTCGATTTGACCGATCACCCGTTGGCCTGGGCTGGATTTAACTGTGAAGTTAAATGCGACCAAGCTTGTAGGTACGCGCGCACTCAAGACCCGGTCAATGCCGGTTTCTAGGGATTGCAGTGTTTGGAGATTATTTGGCTTACCAAGATAGGTACTAGCAATCTTCCGTACATCTCGGACAGCAGCTAATACAGCACGCATAGTTGCTTCCAAGTGGTAATCAGATGTATCAGTAGCAGAGGTTATACCGTCTACTAATCTGACACCGGCCGCTTCACTTTTCGCACCGTTAATACGAGCATTACTTAATGCGTCAAGTTGCGATATACCAGTAGTCATCTTATCTGAATATGAATAACGGAGACTAAGAATACCATTTATTGATTCAAGATACAGAGTTTCCTCATCACGTAACATAGCCATATGTCCAGCAACGGCAGCTTCACCAGTATTTAGGTAACGAGTACCTTTACCGAGGAAGTAACCTTCTAGATCAACAGATACAATTTGTTTACAATCAAAACTGTCAAAGTAGTTGGCACCTCTCAAGGCATCTGAGAAGTCCACTGTTGTTAGCTTAAGAGCGCGGCTTGCAACGTCTGCCCGTGTGATACTATTATTTATTCCTGTTCCTACAATAGGCGCAAAGGCCATTACAGCTTCCGATTCAGAGTTATGGCCTTCTAGGAAGGTCTTAACTAATCCATGGAAGTCAGCATTCACGGTTTCTGCGAGTCCAGTATTGGCATTATAGCCAGTTTTACTGGAGTCTATATAAGCTCCGGGAATTGCAAGAATACCGAATGTAAATGCATCGAGATTATCAAAGGCAACTTCTAGGTCAGTATACAACTGTGAATTAGTCATACCCGTACCATTTGATCCGCCTGATAAGGTCTGGGCGCTAGTCAATACTGGGGCAGCCGGTGCGTAATTGTATTCAAAACCAATTATAACATCGTCAGCTCCTATAGCGTCTCCACCAGGTCCAGGCTGAATATTAGCTCCGGAAATAGTGAGTAGGCCGTTAACAGCATCAGTAATAGTCACATTCGCCCCCAGCTCATACTCGACAAGTCGAGCATATCGAAATACAGTATTCTGTGGTAAAGTTCCGCCAAAAACGAACTCGTTACCACGAACGAAATAGTCTGTAAATGCTGCTGAGGTAGATGTAACTCCAGCTAATGTGGATTTCTCTGAGAAGATACCGATACAGGAATCGTAACTTACACGAATATCACCTTCATCGTAATCTGCAAGATCAACTGTGCCAGCTAGGTCTGCAGGGATTGTTAAGGTAGCTACATCACTTGCCCATGAAAGTGCCCATGTGCCTTTTGATAAGTCCATAACATCCCAAGCATTTGCTGCTGCAGTTGCTTTTCGCATTTCTACCTTAATCGGATATGTGCCTCCTACTGTTTCAACACCGGTAGCATTCCAACGTACAGTGTCTTTAAAACCACCACCAAGATTAGCGATGGTGTAGTCTGCGTCGAAACCTTTATCAGCATGATAGGATGAAGCCACTAAGGCTGGTCCTACCAAGCCTGATGCAGATGCAGCATAGTCAGCAATACCAAATTCGGTAGCGAAGGTAATAGTACGACTATCTTTATCGAATTGACCAATGGTCGAACCTCGGGCCCGAAAATAACCTTCACTTGTTAGATCGCCGCTTCCGGGATCTTGTGCAAGTGTTTGTAACACTGCTTCATCAGAGATCACGTTTAGTAATGTGTTAAAACGGGTATCTCCTCTACCAGCGAGAGGCATTTGTGCGGCCGTATGAGTAGTACTTCCACCAGTAAACAGTTCTAGTCCACTATCTCCAATTGAATAGATCTTGGTTACCTCGACAATTGGTTTGGTTGTCCAGTCGCTAGGGGTATCACCACTAACATCTGTACCATCAATAAATAATTGATCATTGACGTAATCACCAGTACCAACATTACTAATATCGAGTTTAGTTTCTATATCGGAGGAAGACACAACAATATCCGCGTCGTCAGTAGTATTGAGCAAAAGCTCAAATTTAGCCGTTTTATTTGGAACGGCCGCAACAAGAATGTCGCGCATATTTGTGTCTGCATTTATAGCAGCAACTAGTTCAACTGTATTGTGGGCATCCACAGATGGATTATTGGGGTTGTCCCAATCATATTTGAAGCTAGACCAGAGCTTGGTTTTTGGATTGTATATCTTGAACTCTTCATTTGCCTGATCCTGTTGCACGGAGATGCCATTGTATTTGTCTCCCGGATAATATGCGGTGAGAGTAAATGCAACACCATCATTTGCATCATTAGAGTTTAGGCTCAGCGAGGATCTACCAGCAACTGCTCCACCAACACGGACACCTGTAACAAGAGGTGCTTTGCCGCGTGTTGCTTGAGCTTGCCAGCATTCGTTAAGTGCGCGAACTAGTGTACCGGTACCGAAGGCTCCAAATAGACTTTCTGCATGGTCCAAATCACGAATAGTGACTGGAGTATACATTGGGCCGTCTGCAGCAGTACCTATAATCACGACATGTTTATTGAACAATCCGGACTGTTCTGCTCTTTCCAGATTCCCGTCCGTTAAAGTTCGATTAAACTTTGGAAGTGGCATATTAATTTACTCCATTTAATAATCTAAGCTTAGACTTGTGAGTCCAATTTAAGTTTGACCTCTTGGATCTTCTTCGTCTCAACTGCGTAGTTTTCTGCAAGTTGAACGTAGTAGGTTAGCGTACGCGTTTGAAGCAGGTTATTAACTTTAAGCAATTCTCTATCTTGACTGCGTGAGTAAAAATACACTGTGCCGGCACCAAATATCCCGGCGAAGTTACTCATGAATGAAGTTTGAAACCATTGAGCATTGGTCTCAGCCTTGCTAGCAGTCGTATCCCATACTATAAAATCGATGAAACAGTCAAACATTTGTCCCATTACTTGGAAGTCTGCATCTTCTGATTGGACTGTTTGTCTGTATCTGGGTTTAATTTCTTTTGTTCCTCTGCCAGATCCCGGGGCCGGAGCACCTCCAAGCTGTGCTGGCATCATACTTTTTACCTCCCAGGTTATAACACTATCAAATTTTTTAACTTTGTCATTATAGTTAATAACCCAATCCGGGTAGGAAGGTTCAACAATAATATCTGGATTCAAATAACCTAATGCTTGCCCGAGTTTCTTTATGAATGTGTATACACTTGCGCCGGGCAAGAATAAGTTGTTTTTGAAGTTAATACGAATGTCAGGTTCATTTGCCGGTTGACTATATAAAATGATTTCTGGCGGTGTCGTTTGAATAATGTCTACATCTATAGCCATAATATTTTAATAAGCCTTTAACCTGGGGGAAACTACACAGACTGTGAATATTAGTGCGCCGTTGTGTCCCCGTTTGTAATCAACTTCGTTTATTGTATATGCTTCTCTATGGTTCATTTGCATTATAAGTCCCGGCGTTAAATCTCTATTTTCCCCATCATAACTAACCTCAATGATAACATCCCCACGTTTTGGGTTAACAGATGAGTCTATAAAGATCTTACTCTTTTCTTCAATAAGTCCAGCAACAGCACGAACACTGGCCGGATCATGTCTTATTAAAATTGGTTCATCATCATAATCCCATCGTTCTCCATCAACACCCTCATTAGTAACTGGATCCACATTTTGAGATTCAGTACTTAAATCATACCTTCTATAAATTACCCAGTGTCCATAATCTAGAAGCATTGTATCTAAAGTTTCTCGCTCTAGTTGTGAAGAGTTGCTATGTAATCTTAAAGTCATATGTATGTATGTTTACCCTAATGTGTCATCTGTTTGTTCTTCAATATCTCTTCCCCAATCACTACGGTACATCGGAGCGTCGCGTCCTGAAGCATCTTCAGCTAATGATCCTACGACTGCTATCCCACCAGTTCTGCCTGACTCCGCCCAGGCCGGTCCAATTATAGGTTTAAGAGATGTGTCTCCATTAGTTAGCTTTTCTCCTAGTATTGTAACAAGTAATTCAAGAGAACGGAGTTCTTCAACCAGTGCATCAGAATCTATTCGAGATCCTAATCGTAAATCCCCAAGTGCTTTACTTGTGCCTCCTGGGGAACCAGAATCACGCAGTACAATGGCAAGCATGTCCTTTTGAGATCTTGCTAATACATATTCTTTAGCATAATAAGGTACTGTTGCAGGCCAGGTGAATCCATGTGATGTCCATATTGCCTTGGCCGTGATACTATTNTTATGTAGAAGGGTAGTTAGAGTAAAGTCATTAAATCGAGTTAATACTGCTCCACTTACCAAGCGTAGTTCTTCAACCGTTATATATTGTGGTAGAAGTTTTGAAACAAAGTCAATCTGTGGTGTAAACGTATTTGTTGGTATGTTTACTCGAATGGTATAGAGAAAGTTTGGATCAATACCAAACGTTACCGGAAATAAAACTCCTTCTACAGCACCAGATTCTGATATAAGGATTGAATCTTCTGTTATTGCATTCTCATTGTTAATGAACTCTACTGTACCAACTAAACTACCCGATAAATCGCCGCTGCTTTGAACTGTAAGCGTGGTTCCATCAATAGCAAGCTTATAATGATCTGCCCAGTAGTTACCACTTCCAGCCGGATATCCTAGAGGGTGTACACTGTCTATTGTAACATCTGTAGCATTTGGCAGTATATCTGTAAAAGTCATTACAACCCTATCAGATAAAACATACGACAGCTTCAATTGTAGGAGTAGAACTTACTAAGTATAGTTCATCTCCGCTAGCCTCTTCCTGCGGGTTTACCCCTCCGGGTAATAAATCAACTGCGTCGGCCGTATCAAGATAAAGGCCAGTATCAAATGTCCAACTTACTGTATCTTTTAGAGCCTCTGACGCTGCCGATAGAACTCCCCAAGTATTACCCATAACAATTGCCATATAGCTGGTATTACCTGTTAAGTCTATATCCGGAGTAAATCGAATTACCTTATTGGATATTACTTCAACAGTTCCTTCTATAGCAATATTTGTATCAACTTCTACTAGACTAAATGTTAAACTACTAACACTGCTAGCTAATACATTTTCGTTAAATGTTACACTTACGGTTCCATCTAAGTAGACGCCCGTTGCATTAAAAGCTGGAGTTACTGCGGTAACATTAAAAGCCATGGGTTTCTATTTATATTGGAATTTGCAGGGGTTTCACATCTTTTGTAATGGGCTCTTGTTCCTCTGTAACTATACCAATACCTGAAGAAATTCCATGTTCACTCATCATATCAACAATCATATCTACTACAGCTCCGCGTGGGGCAGCTGTTCGATTATAGCCATTCTTTTCTAATGAGCAAAGCTTCCTGGAGGAAGTTTTCAATAGATTGCTTGTTTTTCAATGCTCCAATAACTTTAGGCAAAAGTTTCTTCAATTCTTGTGAAGCTTCCTGCAATAGTTTGTACGCCTTAGAGTTTTTATCTTTGTAGGACATAGTTCCATAGGCAATACTAGGATTACGGGGTAACTTTTGTTGGCTTTTACCTCATTATTTTCAAGCTCGTTCCAGATTAGACCTACGCGGCCGTTCGAATTTGCTTTAGCTTTTCGTATGTTGTTTAGCCATTTTTCAGGGCTATCTACAAAAACGAGTGTGCCGGCTTTTACAGCGCGGTTTATCAGAGTATAAAGGCGAGTATCTTTTGGAATATCACTAGTGGAAACCCACCAATTACCCTCTTTAATTTTGGTTTTGGGTTGTTTTACGTCAGTACCGTAAGCAGGATCTCGTAGTGTATGCTCTACAGTTTGATCAGTCCAGGTAAGCATAAAATCGCTGTCTGGATCTTTCCAAAGTATTGCATTTGCTAGTACGAGATATTTGGCCGGTAGAGACTCTCGTGGTGAGTTTTCTTTGTTTGACTCATTACTAGTAGTAGTAGTAGTCTCTTCTACCGGTTGTGTGGTTTCGTTTGACTCCACATCATTTTTGGTAACCATACGCGGTCCTCCTCTTAAGATTTTTAATGTGAGTTAGTGCGACCAGTTTTAACTAGCCGCACTAACTGTTATTAGTATTATAACGGACTAATTAGGTTTTTATTAGCTAACTAGTGCTGTATCGTTGTCAAGCGTTGACAATGTTACAGTGTTGGAGTTTTCGAACACATAGTTCCGATCGATTACAACATCACGTGCGACAGCAACACCTTTACCTTGTTCGAATAGTCCCATACCCCAGCGTTCTTTGATCTTCATGGCTTTGATGTCCCGTTCCGGGTCATCCCATTGATCAACTGAAGGGCCTTCGCGTGTTAACAGAATACCACAACGGCTGGAATCAACCATTGCAATATCAGTAACATTTTTGGTAGCTCCACCAACTGTAGCTGTTTTATAAGATACATGTGGTGATACGATAACCTTCAAGGGTGATGGTAAATATTCAGGGGCAATATTAAAAGTTGCACCCAATGGATTTAAGGTAGTGACAAAGGGATTATTACCAGCAACATTGGTATTACGTCCCACCAGTGTTGGCGTTAAATCCGCGACCCGTTGCCTTAGTTCTGTATCCTAATCCCCCAAAACCAGTAGCATAAGCTTGCGAACCTGTTCCGGATGGGGTACGATTAGTGGCTAAGGTTGCGCCCTTAAGTATGATTTCGCGAGTTTCTGGATCTGTCATGAATACTTTCCATGCCAGTGGACTCATAATCAACGTGTCAGGGTTAAATCCGCGTAAGAACAGATACACATACAGCTCAAAAATGTCATCTACTGTCATAGATCCGTTTTGAGCCCCAGTAATATCACGGCCGGTACAAACACCAAGTTCGGAAGTAGATGGAGTAGTGTTGTCAAAGACATCACGTCCAAATTCATTTACCATCTTAATGCCGTACTCTTCTTTATGTCGCGCTAGTGCTCTACCGGATAAACGTAGCCACAGACCAAAAACATCAAATAGGTTGTCATCAATAACTTCATCAGTAACGCGCATTTTCAGACCGTGTTTTGATACACCAAGCTGAACCATGTGCCCTTCTCCGAAATTAAATTCTACCTCTTCGTATTCTTGTCCTTCAGCAACTTCAGCCGCATGAAAAGCACCTAATGCCCCGATTTCTACTTGACGGCTTGCACCTTCGTATCTAATCTCTTGGAAAAGATTAGGGACGATCAATAGTTCGGGTTCCAATGCTTCGCGAACAATATTGGAGACCGTAGTGGGGATAAACCGNGTAAGGTCATAAGTTGAAACTGTATCAACTAGGTCCTTATCTTTTAATTGGGCTGCTGCATTATTCATATCAAACAGATCGCTAAAACCTAATTGTACAAGGTATTTATCATCGTCTGCGATACCAACAATGCCATTGTTAGTAAACACGGAATGAACCATGTCTTCTAACTTGTTGTCAACTGTTATATTCGTACTTATCAGTTTCATTTCAAGTTTCCCTCGTTATATCTCCTTTGGGATTTTATTGATCTCATGGATCTGAAAACACACATTAGGTAAGAGGAACCAGCTTGTGTGATTCCTCTTACCTGGCGTTTTATTTAATGTCAATCTGCATATATGCGTAGCCGAATGCTCCGGTTTGGATTGCGTCGCGAATGGTGATAGCGCGGTCAGCACTGCCCCATACTGCTCCACAGCCAACAAGAGCTTTTTCAACAAAGTCATACAGATTCTTTGGGATACCCGCAGTTTTGGTACCTGTCATCTTCTGATCGTAGTACGTATCAACAGTATCTAACAGATCCTTGGGGTGCCTTGTATCAATAGCTAACAGACGCCCAACAGTTTGGGTATTAACAGCTTGAGTCAGGGAGTTACCTTGTGGCATAAAGTTACCATATATATCGGATTTAAGCTTCATACCTGACAAACCATGTCCTGTTACTGAAGAGTCGAAGGTTAAGAAAGAGTAGTATAATTCTACTGCTTGATAACCAGCTTTCGCTTCAGATTTTGCTGCAGGAGCACCAGTAGAACAATCCGTAAAGGTATTAGCTGATACTATACCAAGAGCTTCGAGTTCATAAACATCCACAAACGGAAGTCTAATATACTGTTCGGATAAAATACCATAGTTCTTCCACAGTTCATAGTTTAAGTTTGCTCCACGAATATCTTGGTACACATCATACATAGCCACACCAATAGGCATATTGGCCGGCAGTGTATAAGCCTCGGCCGCAACAACTGCTGATCCCGGGTTAATAACAGATGGGACAACTGCAGTAGCATCGTTTGCAACATATGCAACTTCAAATGTAGTACCGCCGTTAGCAGGTGCCATAAGGGCTATAATATTGCGGCTAATGCCGTAGTAACTATTATCAGCATCAAGTACAACAGCAGTGCTATTGTCTACTTGAGATGTTATACCTGTTTGAATATTACCAGATTCAGCTAGACCTGATTCGTTGTATTCTGTTAAATCAAGGTGTAAACTATAAGGTTCCGCGACTGAGTTAGCAGCCGTAATACCGGAAACAATACGTCCCCTTAGGTATAACAACCCATTGTTCAGTTGTGGTGTCCTGATATTTAACCGGAAGATATTTCAACGGAATCATGGGTAGTGCAGGTCTGATACCATCACTGACTTCAATATTCGGGCGTATGTCCGATTGTGCAAACTTTGAAGACATTGCCTTCAACGGACGCACACGAGCTGTTTGAGCTGTAAAGTTCAATTTGTTGCTCATTATCTTATTAACTCCAAATAGTGATGTGAATTAAGTTTTTCCTCTGGTGGGAAGGAGATCAATCGTTACTTATCGCCCTTTGGGGGCTTCGCTTCGTTATCGTCTTTGTTGGCCTTTAGTAAATTCCCAAGAAAATCAATCATATTCTTTGGGGGTTCAACATCTTCTGCTTCTTCCCCGTCAGGAGCATCAGTATTACCTTCTGGGTTTTCACTGCCATTTTCGACTTCGATCTCATTGTTGAGTGTAGTACTCGGTGAGTTAGAGAAAGTATCTTTGTATCTCAGTTTCCAATTCGGATAGAGAATCTTTCAATTCTGATTCGGATTTACTAGAGAGCTCTTCCCGGTAGGCCGAGACAGATGATTCAACTTTCTCAAAATCGATCTTATCTTTACGCAGTACTAGGGCATATGAAACAATAGAATCGATTGTGGCTGATTTAAGATTAGCGTCCGCTTCTTCTTTATCAGATTTCAGAGTAGAAATCTCATCTGTCAGTGGGGCGGTCGCCTCATCAACCTTTAGCTGGATATGATCTTTAACGTCTTTACGGTTAAAGACCTCGTCCAGTTCATTATCGGCTGCTTTAATTTCCTCAATCTTTTCATCAATAAAACTGAGGATTGGTGCGGTTACGTCGTCTTCAAAACCGCTATGCTCAACAACCTGCTTAGCATTTTCTAATTCTGATACATCGGACGCAGCCAAAACTTTGGTAGTAAAATCCAATGCATCTTTGTTGATTTTGCTCATTTGCTTTTGCTTACCTTTCGATATTAGTTATGTCATGCTGGTAAATGCGAGCGGCTCTTTGGCCCTTTTATTTGTCCTTTACCACGGTTGATAATAGTTCAATTAGTGCATAGGCTTGTTCATCTGATGCTTTTACTACCGTCAGTTAAGTTTGTCTGTTTTGGCGTTTTAAGCATGCACGTATTGTAGACTTTTTACCTAGGACCTTTATATTTAGCCAGAAGTCTTAGTCCTGCACGTACATGCGCACAATCTGCAGCAGGAAACGACTTGCGCCCCTTGCGCGGATCATTGGGTCCACAGAACTTCTTACCNGCTTTTTGGGCGGTTTTCTTTGCCTTCTCACTCATCTCAGCATCTGGTAAGTCTACAACATCCCAAGTTTCCTCATCTAACCATTGATCCCGAAGATCAATGATTTGGCCTAGTCTGTGGCTGTGGCCTTTTTCTTCTCCATCTGCAGTAGCAGGCATAAGTCGTCCGCTTACAACATCGTGCTGGTGGCCGGCCACATAATCAGTCCAGCCGTTTTTAGCTTCGTTGCCATACATAACGTGTCTATGTTTCAAGACATTCTTCTGTGTGGCGAAGCCGGTAACATGTGCTTCGATCGTATCCAGATAGTTCCTTGGGGATTTTAAGCTGTTTCTCGAATTTATGAGAGTGTCGCTTTTTCCGCTCCATCAGAGATTGCATCAACTATGCGATTGTCAACAATTCTATGACTATGTCCAAATACGTAGTCAGTGTGTCCATTTCCGGCTTGGTTTAGACTAGCAACATGGGGCGTGGGCTATTTTACCTTTGTCCCCAACTTTGTTTGTAAGCTGTCTAGATTTGGGCTGGGCTTTAAGTTCTTTGTCCAGCTCATCTACTAACCAGTCTAATACTATAAAGTCTTCATCAGTCCATTCGGCCGTTTCCGGATCATATTCATCATCACTATTGTCATCTTTAGTTTTGTCGGCCGTTGGAGTTTCCACTATTACTTTTGGATTCTGTCGATCAATTAATACTAGGCCTCCCATGTCTGCATAGCGATCAATATTTCCCTCGATTTGCTCCCATAGGGATTTATTTACAATTATATCCTCGTTGGGAGAATCTTTAAACCGTTCAATAACAGTTAAATCTGGAATTACAACTTGATTGTCAAATACAAAAATACCTGGATGCTCTTCTATCTCCGGTGCATTTGATAGATCGGGGTTTTCAGAATCAGCAAATTCCCAGTTAACAATACCAGCGTAGTGACGATCACTCTGATCCGCCGGTGCATTTACAGCTGAAACTTCTTTTGCTTTTGTTTTACCAATAAGCCAGTAGGTCAGCTTCTTTTCACCAGTTTCTTCATCTTCAATTACTTTACCGCGCGGATGGCCGCAAAAGCCATCTTTCAATATATTAGACCCGCATTGTGTGCACTCCACAACATCAACGGGTACAACTCTAGTAGAAACTGTAGAATATCGACCGTCCATAATTTTAGTTTTAGCGTCTTCATCCATAACTTTTGTATCTAGCTGGGTAAAGCCGCCTCTTTCATCATCTATGAACCTAGCATCTATAACTCTCCCGATAGGATCTACTGCTCCACCTGTTTCCTGATCCGATAATCTATGGTGTATAAGAAAGGGCTTTTTGTAGGGTGTGATCCAACTGGAAAAGGATTCTTTCATTGCATCTGGTTGATAGAAAAAGAAGTTACCATTTACAAAGCCTGAATGGGTGGCATCTAATATAGCAAGTAATGCCTTACCCTTAATATTACTATTTATAGAGGCAAAACTATCTTTATTATCTACTTTTACGCTATCAACGAGATATGTTTTATTCTTACTCATTTGTTTTATTTTCCTCATTGTTAGATAAATGCTCGCTAGTTTCTAGAGACCCGCATCGGGAACATTTGATTTCCATTATGGTGCCAGGTACTATACGGGCGAGCAATTTATTACAGACTATGTCTTGTTCCCATTTTGCAGACCGCTTCGGGTCAAGAGCTGTGCAGCGAAATTCAACTGGGTTTTTCCATGGTAACATTTCCACGATAGTTAATTCGCCTGCATTTGTGGCGGTGGCATTTGATTTCAAAAGCATAGGGCTTACCTTCTGATAGATCAAACTCAGCATATCTAGTAAGCAACCCATTACACGGAGGTGGACAGCGATAGTCAATTAGTTTATCTGTATCTTTCATATGTTTTACTCTATGGTTATATAATTAGTAAGTGTTTCGAAAATAATCTTTGCAATATAGCCTGGGGCTAACATGTTATTTTCGTCAGTTGCGAATGCAAAACGCAAGTGGCCTTTAATAGTTTCTTTAATATAATTATTGTCTATATTGTAGTCATCAACAATTTTAAGTATTTCTTTCATAGTTTTNACATTTCCGGCCGTAACTAATTTTTGNAGTTCTTCAAATTCATCCTTAGCAATTCGTGGTTTGGCCAAACTTGTGCCATGTTGATTTGTAGGTTGGTTCTTATTTGTAACAGCATTTTGAATCGAGGTGAGGGCTTTAGCTCGTGCCTCCGCCTCAGCTATTGGAATTTGTACCATATATAGATATAGTTCTTTTTGTTGGGCATCGTTCATAATATCTTTTCCCAGCTCTTTTCGCATTTCATCTTGCGTTACTGCATTGCTCTGCCATTTCTGTAAGGTGTGTGCTTCTCGTTTGATCTTTTGTTCTAAGTCTATTTCAGGTATATGGATATATACCATATGTTCATCCGTAAGTGTCTCTGGACGAAAACCGGTTTCATATAATAATTCTTTTATTATATGTTCCTCAATACCAGCTTTAAGTATTTGCTGGAATTTAATAGTTGTATTTTGCATTTCAGCACTAACAACTTGAGCTGTAGCTCTATTGCTATCGTTTGCACTGCCCATTCCAACATCACTCATTCCAAGTCCCATTAATATACGGTCTTTCCAGTAGCGTTTGAGAGGGGCCATATCCATTTGGCCATCCCCAGACCTGCCAGAGATATTTTCTATTTGTACTCGATTAGTAGTTACAAGAACTCCATCTGATGGAAGTGTATTTAATAATGTAACAACGTCATCAATCTCAGGTTGTGTACCGGGTTTATCTTTTTCTCCCACCTTGGCGTGAAACTTCGCAATAGCAAATTTGATGGCTTGTAACAGAGAAAGCTCTTCAGTTTCTCGTAGGGCTTTAATGTCTGGAATAACAGGTATTACCATGGGCATTGCAAAGAAGTACTTTGGAGATGTTGCTGTTCTATCTTGTATATGAATTACGTTATAAACCGGCCACTCTGGTTGCTTACCTAATGTACTAAGCCCTGTTGTACCGGATACAAACTGTTTCCAGCGTTTTACATTACCATATTCGTCTTTGTCGACCCACATGGTTGCCGGGTCAGCCACCCTATAGCCTGCCACAGGTATACGATTTTTTCCATCAAAAGTAACGTATTTCTTCCCACCGGAAGCAGCAACGTTGCGCTGTTTAATAATTACGGTCTGTGCAAAAGTTACTAAACTGAACGCCATTTCTTGTAGGAGCTCTAACGTTGTTTTGCCAGTAACTTGGGTCATTTGGGACAATCTTTTTCTTATATACTTTACAGTTTGCGGGTTTTGCCCAACCCATTCAAAATTGTTTTTCCATATCTGTTCTACATATTTCTCAACTGCTCGACGAAATATTGATTCGGTCTGTAGAGCATTTTGAACTTGGGTGAGATTCCAATCGTTAGANTGGAAGTTTCCACGNCTTACAAAGCTATAAATCTGTACAACACTAGATCGTAATGTATGTAGAATNCTAGATAGNGAGATTTTCTTCCCTTTTGCAGCTCTTGCATCTATAAAAGATTGGTCATCTTTTTCTGCAGTTTCGCGTCTGTTATTATAGTAGTTTTGTACTATCTCAATTAGTTCATTGTCGTCAGACGGTTTGGGACGCCATATCTGCCATGCATACTTTCTTGGTTTCATATACGCCCCCTCCTATAGCTCCAAGCCTGCAGTTTGTAAGGCTTCGATAACATTAGATAGTTCAGATGGATCCAGTACCTTTTCCACACTCGCCCTATTTTTGAGCGATAGACTGCGTCTCGGGCTACCGTAGGATCTGCTCCTAGTCTATTTATCATAAATTGTTCAATCTCTTTATCCGATGGCTGTAAAATAAGTCCAAGAGCCTCTGCTCCTGTTGTTTCAAGATCACTAACACTTATATCTTCTTCTCCTCCTCCTCCGGCTGCTGAATCAAAAATAGAATTAAGGTTTCCAGCTACGTCATTGTATTCACCTAGTCCCGGCGGAAAGTCAGGGTTGTTTTTATTGGTATTAGATTCATCTGTATCTATGCCTGAGTTAGATTCGTCCGCACCAATAGTTGTTGTTGCTTTAGTTATGTCATCGCTATATTGATGTAGAATGTCCTGACAGAGTTCCATATTTGCGGTGGCCGCTATAAGCGAATCTAGTAGGTGAAGTAATCGTTCGAAGTTGATTTGCCTTTTGAGACTGTTATTCAATCCAGCAATATCGTCTTGGAAGAAAGACCTCATTCTACTGACGGATTGAAATATAGCCCCGGCCATCCAGCCCAATATTCCATCTCTACTGAATAACCAAGCCAACAAACCTTTTATAAGATCGTAGAATGGCATACAATTTATAATCTTGTTACGACGTAACAAACCGAAGGCAAGATTGTATACCGTGTCTTTTACATTGCGGTAAAAAACATTCAGCATTGCAGATAGAGATACTAACATAGCATCAATAATAGTTGCATATATATTAATTTTCATGAAATTTAGAGAGAACCCCTTAGTGGTCATACTAAAGGTAGCTATAATTCTGGCTTTAACTACAAACTCCCGTGTTTTTTGTAGGATTTCTTGTGCTTTTTGTACGGCTTCTTGTGATTTTTCAGAAGGAGTAGTAATTCTTCTAGCAATTGGCCTGCCAGCATTACTAATAGCTGCAAGCTGNCGCAGTACGCAGCAGGCAATGTCAATTTGGTCCTTTCCAAGTATAGTATCTACAGCTGACGCTAAGTAATCTATACCAGAATTCACATGAGCGAGCACTACATCAATAGATTGATTGTTGGGAAAGTTATCATTTCTCACTCTCTCAAAACGGGCAACAGCCGTACCCTTTGGAATTGTAAGGGCTGTTGAATCTTTTGGAGCTTCTCCAAATGCCTGCTCATAGTAGTTTTTGATAAAGCTTTTACTTACTGGGTTCTCAAGGGCCAGTCTTAGCGTACGTCTGGCACGGGTATCACGCTGTGAATACTCTAAGAAAATGGTTGACAGAGCTATTTTTGATCCAGCTTCGACTACACCTAATCGGTTGCGTTCTTCTTCAAGAACCCATTCTTGGTCAAGTTCTGGATCAGATAGATATAAGTACACATATGTGTCGCCAGGATTGATTGCCTTATTGAGGGTAAACGGTGACGATGATGCGGGAGCCCAATCATTACTTAGAGTTACATAATCCATAAGACGGTGTGTTCCATCACTCGCTGATTCTATAAACCGATTTAGTTTTTTAACCCACTCGATTTGATTCATATCAAACGGTTCCGTAGATCCTTTATATTTTAACGGACTTTGTGATATACCGTGAGCTTGACTAGCTGGAGATGCCTTTTGTATGGCACTTTTAAGACTTTGGGCAAGTCCATCTTTTATAGACTGGGGCATTTGTTAAATATCTGTTTTTCTAGGTGTGTGTGATGTTATGTGGGTTGAGCTTCTACGGGCGTTTAACCCTGTTGGGTAAGCTATCTCATCTTCCTCAGGCGGCTCACCTTGTTTTGGATACAGACCAAAATCTCTGATTGTTATTTCTCCTTGTTTAGAAATTGTTGGTTCACTTGTTTTAAGCTTTGGTGTTAAATTTCGCTTTGAAATTGAGTATGGAGTCAGGCCGGCACTTTCAACTACTGCTGCTTCTGTACTGTATGTCCACGTAATAAATTTGTCGTGGTTTAACAAAAAAGCGTGAGTAGCCAAAATCCAAGCGTCTAGTGTATGATCATTTCCTGCAGAGAAAACTTCACCTTTGTCGGTAGTTCGAATCACACTATAATCCCTCATTTGGCCCACTAATCGATTGCTTTCCAACTCAACAGTATTGCCGGCTTTATTTACGGCTGGAATTACATAGCGGCCATTCTCAAGTAACTTAACCGCATCTCTAACTATGAGGTTTTTGGTCCTTACTTTACTGGTTTGATTAGTTGTGACATCAATTACTTCGCTAGTACTGCCGGAGTCTACTACCCGCATTTTATCTAGCATTCCTGTCATCTTACCACACCTATATCCTGTAGAGGATACTCCTCTTTGCATGGCCAGACGAAGAAGTTCCCAGTTGGTGTGGCCGTGGCCTTTATCAAAGCAGGCATAGTTTATNTCATATCTTTTAAAAAGCTTTAGTATAAAATCGACGGCCGTTGTATTGGTATAGTCTTCAGCGCTTATACTATAATGATCCCTACACCTAAGAAAGTTATGGCGGGTCACTGGTTCCATTTTTTCATAGTCGCCACTATTATAAGGTTGCAATATAGTTGGTACACGGATGTGTTCGAGGATCATTATTCGTACGCCAGCAGCGGCCTCATTCCAGTCCACCCCCATGGTAAGATAGTTATCGCTATTATTTTGTAAACTATTATAATCATAGATAAATAGTGAGGGTTCAATGTATTTATTTCTGAATACACCTTCGGATGCTTCCCCAAATTCCGCATCGTACTCGCGAGTGTATCGTATAGAATCAGTAGTCGCTCTGATAAGGGCTTCGTGTTCTGGTGTCCATTCTGGGGATTTATTAGACCGAATATGGAACTCATGAAAATTGAAGGCTGGATTATTTATATTCCGACTGATATCATAAAAGAATTCGTGGCGTCCAGTAGGAGTGCTACTAAGAATAACATTAGTATTTTTAGTTGTAGTAGCAATTGGCCAAATAGCCTCTAGTAAAATATTGAGTGGTATGTAATCACACTCATCAATAATTAGATCGTCGGCTGAATTATGTACTAAGAANCCGCCATTAGCCGCCCCACTAACGGAAAAACCGCTGTATTCCTTTCCTGGGGGGTGCATAGCAACAAAATTATGGTTGTCTGCCACAGTAAGATCAAGTGTTTCTTGTGGGGGCAGCTCTACGAGATTATGGGCACGACCAAACTGTAGTTGAAAACCTTGTGTACGTGAGCCGTCTAATGTGCTAAGCATAACATCTATTCCAATAGCTGCTATAAAGTCAGCTTTATTTTGGTGAGTTTTCCATGNTTTGATATCTCCTATCTTTACATACTCGCCATGTATATTAAATACTCTGTGTTCTGCAGTAGCTCGTAAGAAACCGGCTCGATTTTGTTGACAGTTCAAATATGGGTTTTACTCCATTATGGTGGACTGCTTCTACGGGTTTTGGAATTGCTATATCTTTTTCTACATTATAGGAGAATACCATATCCCCCACTTCGATACTTTCAATAGCTTTCCATGTTAGGTCAGCCATCCATATTTGAGTACCAACCGGAAGACACTTACCACGAACAGAGTTGTTACCGACGTTTCCAGATATGACTGATCCATTTTTAAACCACACTTTATGTGGTTTTTGGGTAACTCGACTTATAGAGTCTCTAATCTTTGTTGAGTCAAAACATATATGATCAATAGCATTAAATATTTCGTCTAACTGTCCTTCATAGGCAGTTACAATAAGGACCTGTCTGTGTGAATGGGTAAACGCACGAAAGACAGCTTCAATAGCAAGAACCACCGTTTTACCTGTATTGTGGGATATTATGTCTGATCCTACAAAGCAATGCGTATCAAACACAGATAGGTCAATAGTATTAGCTGGCCCGCCCGGAGTTAGACTTTTTATCGGTTCCCATATAGGAAAATCACTTAAAGTTGTTCCTTTACGCTCAACAGTTGCTATTTCGTCTCCGACTACCAGGTCCTTAGCTTCAACCCACTTTGGTTCATATTCATAATATACTAGGAACGGATGATCTATTGAAACTTGCTGTGTTTTTCCACTGGCAGTTTCTACAGTTACTGTATCTACCACTCCGTTACTCCATGCTTCATAATTAGTCGTAGTAATAAGTTTATAATCTTTAGTCATCGTCCATATAGGCGGATGCTCTTTTTAATAGATCACCAAATGTATATGGGCCGTGTGGAGTATATATTGTATCAGTTGCAGCAACACAGCGTCTTCCCATTCTAAGTATTTTACGGTAGTGCCTGTCCTTAAGAATATCCCTCTGATAACTACGAAGAAACAATGGATTCATAGGATTAACTGGATTTTGAAGAAAAGCTTCGGCAAAAAGCCAGGGGTTTAATAATATGTGGGCTTCCTGAAGTTCTTCAGGAGTAAGCGGGACTATTTCGTTTTGCATATAAAGTTTTTCTCTACAACATTTCCGAATTTGGATTCTATTCTTACTGGTGTATCATCAATAAGACGATACAGTTTAATTTTGTCTTTTCTGATGGGTTCAGTTGATTTGGATACATCCCGTTTCCACAATGTATGTTTCTCACTTGTGGCTGTTCGGGATGCCCAGTTTATACGGTGATTTTTACATTTTGCTTTTTGATCTGCTACCTTGCAGAACTTTTTAGGTACGCAGGGTGCATATATTGTCCGGTCAAATAGATGAAACAAGCGCTGTTGATCTACATAATCTATATGGTGGATAAATAGGTGACTCTTTAATAATTTGGATGGAAACGCTTTACTAATAGCATGTAAGCAGCGGTGAAGGGAAGAAGAATCTAATGTGGCAAGGAATGTAGGGATTGCTATAAATTTCTTATCTGTTTTACTCATTTGTAAAAGAGTTGTTATCAGCCATTTGATCCATATACTATCTACCGTAGCCGTACCAAAAACAGGGAGATAGTTGACCGTCCTTTACTGGTAGAAAGTATTCTGGGTATCCGCCATTTCGCTTTCGATCTGTATCATGATGGAAGACTTTCCACTTACCTCCGGTGCCTAGTAAATGGGTATCGTTTGCACATGTAAGCTCACGTCCTTTTAAACTTATTAATTTCCAAAGTTGTACATCTGCGTCTGCAGCATTATGTACACTTATTGGTTGTTCGCGAAAACCGTTAACTAGCCAGCCAATACCACTTATATCTTCTTTTCCGACTAAATCACCCAATCTGTTTAGCGATCCGTCAGACAGAACTATTTCGTGGTCTGCTCCTAAGTATAGAGGCATAGCCGCTCACCGTCTTTTGGGGCTTCTACGCTGTTCATTACGTTTTGCGGACGGCTTCATATAGAATGCTCGTTTCGCTACGTCGCGTAGTATGTTAGACTTTCTTACTTTTCGACGGAAACGTTTTAGCGCTACATCAATATGTTCGTCTTTCTTTAGAATTATTTCAACCATATCTATTTGTTCCTAACTATGATACATTTGTGCTTCGTTTCCCAGAAAGCGGTTAGAGGGGCTTACACGAGCTCCATATATGGCTTGGACAGCTCGTTGGCGTTCGGTTGCAGCTTCATTAGTCATAAAGACTTGTGGAAGTCGGCCGGAGGTTATATCTAAATTTGTAAAATTGCGTGCAAAGTCTAGCGCAGTTACAACCATATTGGAGACTCCTGATAATGCAGCTCCCGCTACGGGGGCAGCTATCAACGCCGTCAATTGTGCCCAAGCCATAAAACTTCCGAGTCTCCACATCCCTCTATATGCTCTAACTCTAATATTTTTACTTAGCCATGGACGGAGTTTGGGATCTATTTTACCAACAAATACACCTTTAGGTTTAACAGTTTCTGATAATCCAGGTACAATAACTCGC